ATATCCGGCCTGTGTTAATCTGTTTCTTCTATCTTCACCATTTCCCCATTTACCTGCAATTACTTCATCAGCAAGTTCTTCATTTAATTTGTTTCCTCCTGGAGTTGGAGCAGGTGTTGGTGTATCTCCACCATCTAATATTCTATTTACTGTTTCAGCTAATTCAGGAAATCTTCCACCTAGTGTTGGTCCAGGGCAACAAGTATTTGCAAACATATCATGTCTTGTTAAACTTCCATTTTTAGTTCCATCATATGTTAATCTAAAATTATGTCTTCTACAAATATCAACACATAATTTTACTAAACTATTCCATGATGCTTCAGATATTGGCCAAGGATTTCCATTAGCACTATTTGATACTTCTATTGTAATTGCTTGGCAATCATTTACGCTATTGCTTGATGTCCAAGCTCTATTTTCTTCATCTACATAACAAGCTATTTCTCCATCGTAACCTATACCATAATTAGAGCTTGCCTGTCTGTTTGGATTAGCAAAAATATTTCCGCATTGTTTAGCCGTTAATTTACCAGCCATATGATGCGGAGTAATTTTACAAATTTTATATCCTCTTCTTCCTTGAGTATAGTTATTTGTACTCGCAGGAACATATAAGGTTGCTAAACTAGATCTACTCATCTTCGTTTTCCTCCCTTCCGTTTGATAATTCTTTTTCCATTTCTTCAGTTAATTCGATTTTTTCTTCTTCCATATCGAATACCTCCTTATAAAAAAATTGATACAGGAAGAAAATGAAAAAATCTTCCTGTATATGATAAAAGCCGGAATTTTCTTCCGGCATTAAAAAAAGGCTTACGACAATGCGTTTTAAGCCGTTTTATTTTTAAGTTAATATAATTTTATTACTCGTTTTTATCAGTATTTTCAGTATTTCCGCCATCTTTTTTAGTAAAGAAATATGTCATTATTGAACCATAACTTGTACAGTATAATGCAATTATTTCTGTAGGTGGATTTAAATTTGGTATAAATAATAACAACACTAATCCTATTGTCATTACAACTGTTACAAATGATTTTACATCATCCCAAGCTTTTCTCATGGCAAATCCTCCTTTCTATGGCATACCCATTCCATTTTTTAATAAAGCAACTCCTATTCCAATAACACCTGTTATAATTGCTCCTACTATTGTTCTTGTAATCCATTTAATTTTTTCATTTATATCAGCTATTTTCTTTTCGTTTTCTTTAGATAAATTGTAGGCATCATCTGTCTTTTCCTTGTTTTTGGAATAATCATCAAGTTTTGTTTCAATTTTAGTTAATCTTGTTATAACTTCTTTTTCAAAACCTTGATCCATAATTTACCTCCTTTTGTAAAATAAAAAGAGCCTTATTCAGACTCTTTTTCTAATTCTTCTCTTACTTGTTCCCTCCATTTAGCTGGAACATCATCTATTGTCATTTTTTTCATTTTAATTTGTAATACATAAAATTTTACTATTGCACTCATAGATTATACCTCCCCACCTAAAATTTCAGCGATTACTGCTTCAGCTGTAGAAAGTCTTTCTTCTAGAGATACTTCTTCAGCTTGATTTGCATATTGTTCTTTTGCAAAATTAAGCCACATATTAAATTTAGTATTATTTTTCAAGTCATTTTCTAGTGTATCTCTATAATTATTTTTTACTATTCTATATGTATCGTAAGTAAAGTATGTTCTTGTTTCTCCGTCTTCTTCCTTTGTATGTTCTTCAATATTTTCATTTAAAACAATATCACATTTCCCATCTAAAATATTTTCAATGTTATATTTATCAGGTCTTATATCAGATTCACAATTTAAGTTTGCCTCTACCATTTCTTATCACTCCTTTACATTTTTTTAAGGTTATATTATAAGGTTTAATATATTTATTTCTATAATTAAAACTGTTGCAATGTGAAAGCCATCCATGATATGAAATTATAGAATAAGCATCCGTTAGCCTTATATATCCTCTTTTTACAATTTTCTTTACTCTTCTTTTTATGCGAAGGAAATTACTTCTCCTTAGTGTTGTATAGCCTCTATAAAATCTATATCCTAAAAAGTCTAATGGCCTACTATCTACTTTAAATAATTGCCAATTATCTTTTAATTTAAGTCCTTCAGGTCTTAAAAATTCATCTATTGCATATTTAATTTTGTGTAATTCTTTTTTATTTCTACCAAACAGGACCATATCGTCCATATAACGCAAATAGTATTTTACCTTCATTTTTTCTTTTATAAAATGATCTAAATCTTGTAAATAGAAATTTGCAAACCATTGACTTGTAAAATTACCGAATAGGTAATCCACTTTCTTTACTACTATCAATTATTGCATCTATTAAATTTAATACATCATAATCTTTTATGATTCTTCTAAATTTCTTTTTACATACTTCTTTATCAATACTAGGATAAAATTTCTTCACATCTAATTTCAAGCAATATTTTGTATTTTTCCTATCATCTTTTAATATTCGTTTTATATAAGTTGAACCATAATGTATTCCTCTTCCTGGAACACTAGCACAACAATATTCATACATTCCTTTTTGTAAAATAGGCTGTAGTTGTAGCATTAAACACCAATGAATACATTGGTCCGGAAAGAACGCAGGTTTAAAAATTATTCTTTCTTTTTTATTTGCTCCATCGTGTATTGTCATTTTCTTATATGGAGATAATTTAATATTTTTAGTTGATAACATTTTATAGAGAATATTGACATATTCATCAATATTCTCTAATATCCTTGCTACATTATTTCTATTTTTCTTACCTTTTGCAGCACCTATAATAGCTCTTTTTATATTGCTTTTACTGCAAATTTCATTATAAAAGTTACCTTTTCTTTTCATATAATACCTCTGGTTTCTTATTTTTGTCTATCGGATTTTCAAACCATAATGGGCTTACTAGTCCAATCCAGTTGCGACTCTATTTTGAGCAAGGGCTCAGGAAGATGATGTGTAATAATAAAAATAAAATAAGTACACGACAACCGATGTTCCAATTCGCATTCGAAGAAGTGTTGTTGAAGTTCCAATACCACAAGCCATCGTTAGCCCCATTGTTGAAATTACCACCCACATGAGCAACCCTCAAATGAGAAGTGAAAGCTCGGCACGGCACACACCAAATCCCTTTACCTGGTATTATACTAAATTTATTAAATTAAAATAACTACTCTATAACATAGTTAAATTAGCTGGGAGGCTGACCGCCCCCAGACCCCCGTTTTACTGGTTATCAATAAGAACACGACAACCGATGCTCCAAGCCGCATTCGAAGAAGTGTTGCTGAAGTACCAACACCACAAGCCAACGCTAGCCCCATAGTAGAAAGTACCACCCACAAAAGCAACCCTGTTTCCTGTGTTTTGGTAATAGTAATCTGCCATATATGTAGAGGTACTTCCGCCAACTTCTGTTGGAAATCTAAAGAATGGCTCATCAACATCTAATCCTAGAGTTTTTGCGTATCCGTTTGCATCTGCATTTGTATAAGCTAATGCTTTATATGGATCTGCAAAAGTATCATCAGCATACTGACTATGATCCTTGCAAATATATGCAACATGATCTTTTATGTTTATACCATCAACAAACTGCCATATATTTGCAAATAAGTTTTCAACACCTCTATAAATCATTGAATGATATCCGTCATTATTTAAGCATCCTGATTTCATTCCTAAGGTATCGCATTGTCCTGTTTCTTGTGCCATTGTACATACAAAGTTATCTATTGCAATATTAACTGCAGCGCCATCAAATGTTAAAGCAGAACCTGTAACAGTTCCATCATCGTAAGCTTCTATTGCTGTAATTTTTCTTGCATCTGCAACTTGTGTTCCTCCGTCAGATGTACCAATTCTTATAATTTGTCCTACATAATATCCTGATGCACTACCTATTACTACCCTATTTGTATTACTTTCTGCTATAAGTGTTTTCAAATATTTACGACTTTGAATACCATTACCCAAAGCACTTTGAGAATTATAATTTGCATATTCTACTAAATAAAGCATTTGTAACACTAAATATCTCCAGTCTAATTGAGAGAAACTATTTCCTAGTGCATTTGCTAAAGTTCTAAATTGAGCTCTAGTTTTACCTGTAGTTGGAACTAATCCACTATAAGTATGTAGTACATCATCAACTACAGCTCCGTTATATCTACCAACAAAGAATCCGTCAACCTCCATAAATCCAGCTCTTGGATAATCTGCTAATAAAACATAATCGTAATCATTATCCTGATATATACTCCAATAAGTTTTTGGGACATGAGTAAATACATCTCCGTTGCTTCCATCAAATGCAAAATTTGCATCTCCAAACCATGCCTTTATTTTCTTTGTAGTTAAATCATAATTACAAGATTTTATTTCAGACCAAGGAGCAAGAGTATCGAAATCATTTTGTACAGTTCCTCCGTTTTTTGTAGCATTAGCAACTTTGCCCACACTATCAAATAGTCTTTCCCATGCAGAACTTGAATTGCTTGTTATTTTTCTTCTAATACCATATACATGACCTCTTGTTGTTTCTATGTTGTCAACATCCGCTTCTAGTTCTTCAATACGCTCATCTACACTATTAAAGGTTTTACCTTTTGCTGTAGATTGTCTTGCATTTGTTACTTCAGGATCTTTTATTTCTATTGTTTTATTGTCTTTTGTTAATGCTTGTCCTCCTAAAGTAAGATTTTCTAAAACATTGACTTGAGCTCCTGCTGCAATTCCATCAAGCTTTTCTTCTTTCCCTTGTGTAAAGTCTCTTTCACTTAATCCTTTACCTGCTACTTTGTCAACTTTATTTCCGCTTAAATCACTTATTGCATCATCAATAGTATCCCAGTTATCGTTCATTGCTGAATCAATATCAAAATTACTATTTAGGTCCTCATCATCTTGAGTATTCCATTTGAATAAATTTAAAAAAGTAGTTCTTATAGACATTTTAAAATCTCCTTTCTATTTTTAATTTGTTATTTCTATTCCATTTAAGTACAATTTACCATTTATTTGTAAACCATCGTTTAAAGTTTCATTGTACATTCCATTAATTGCTACACCACCCTTAGCAAATGCAAGTTGTGGTGTTCCAGAGCCTAAAATTAAATCAAAGGTAGATTGTGATAATCTATCTTTGACAAATATTTTTATATTAAAGTTGTTAGTTACTGAAAATCCCTGTGCTCCTTCATCACCTTTTATAAGTCCTCTAAAACTAAATTTGTTACCATTAAAAGTTAATGTTAATGTAGTAGTACCTCTAATCCATTGATTAGATGATGTTGTTTTGTATTGATAATAAACTTCTACTATTCCATTTGTAATAGCACCAAAAGACTGATTCCAGTATTCCCCTTCAAAGAATAACTCTGTTTCTTTTCCTACAACATTTGTCCTTACTATTTCTGCTTTTGTAATTTTAATATTAGAATAATTATAAAAAGCACTTGGACTAATTTGTTTTGCTGTAGAATTTCCTCTTGAATCTATTGCATACACCGTAAAGAAATTGCTTAAAACATTATCTATTTGTCCACTAACATTTGAAGATCCTGAATAAGCTATTTCTGTTTGTTTTTCTCCAATAACTGCTCTATATTTTGTTATTGTTGCATAATCTTTTCCAATAGCTTTATTTGCTGTAGAAATATTAATTTTTACATCTGAATAACCCTTTATTATTCCTTGATTACCTCCAGTTAAAACTCTGCAGGTTGCATCCATATCTTCATAAGTAAAATTATTGAAAGTAGGATTTGAATTGGTTATTATTAAATTACCGTAAAAATCGACATACTGTGCTTCAGTATTACCATTCATAGTTGCTATTCCAACATTGAAAACCTGTGAATTGCTATTAGGCAAATATTGAAACATTGATTGTATTTGTGCTGCAGTTAATTTTGTAGAGCTTTGTGTTATTCTTCTAGTATTGTCAGGCGTTTCAAAATATATCTTATAAGTACATCCTGCTGGATTAGAAATATCTTTAAATTCTAATTCATCTGTAGTTGTTATTTGTATTCCTGTAGTAACATTTAATTTAGTACCATTTTTGTATAAATTACCAGTTACCTTATTGTATGTATTTTGTTTTATTGTTCCAGTAACAACTACAACAGAGCCGTCTTTACTTGTTGCTCTTAATTTAATATTATAATAAGTGTTCATTGAAAGACTTGTAATTGTAAATGTTCCACTTGTACTATTAGGATTGCCCTTATCAGTCCAACTAGATCCATCATTCAAAGACAACTCTAATTTTTGAATAGTTATATTGGTCGCCCATTCTACTTGTAATTGGCTCAAACCATTATAGCCACTAATGTGATTTACATTATTTTTTGTAAATTTTGTTTGTGTATATGTAGTCTGTGTAACTGTAGAACTATCGGTTGTCATTTGAGAATCTTGTCTTCTTACTCTTATTTTTACATTATAGGATGTACCACCACTTAATCCACTAATTATTTGATCAGGATAACTTAATCCACCTACCCATGTTTTACCATTGTCAATAGAATACCATCCATAATCACAAGTATTTCCTGCGGCCCATGTTATTTTTAATTGATCACTTCTACCAGTTACTTTATTTACAACAAATTGAGTAATGCTTGTATGACCACTTGCAGTTGTTATTGTTAATGTATTGGATTCAGACCACAGCTGACTATCTTCTCTTCTTAATCTAACTTTTATTGTATATTTTGTATTTTCTGATAATCCACCAATATTAAACCATCCTGACTTTCCGTCAGATGCAACTGTGTCTCCCGCATCAGTCCAAGCTCCACCATTTAAAGAATATTGTGTCCAATCTCTTTTAGGGCTACATGACCAGTTTACTTGAATATAATTCCATCCATGGCCTCTTTCTGATATGCTTATGCTATCTAGGTTTCTTGGTATATTATTTAATGTAAATGATCCACTTCCACTACAATTTATTGCCCATTGATAAATTCCTGCTTCTATACTAATAGAAAATGATTTTTTTCCATCATTGCCATGAGTAATTGTCTTTGTTCCTGAAGCTAATACAGTTCCTTGATAGCAATTTGTATGGTGACTTGTATCTCTATAAAACTCTTGCGAACCGTCAATTTTCAATCTCAATTCACTTACAACAACCCAACCTGAACCTGAGCCACTACCAACAATTTCCCAAGATATTTTTGATTGGTTTTTTGAAATATCTTGCGTGGCTGACCAATTAACTGTAACACTTCTATTATGACTTGAGCTTGTTGTCACACTTCCACTTAAAGCCATTCTCTAAATCCTCCTTCCTTTATAATTTTGAAATCCAGGATTGACTTTCGATTTCTTGGAATAATAAACCTGTAATTTCTGCCTTAGTCGTTACTTGTAATTCCTTTGTAACAGTTCCTTTATCTGTTAATTCTGTTGTTACCTCTCCAGTTGATGAGTTAAAGCTCCTAAATCCGTCAGCATCCATCCTTGTATAAGTGTTAGATGTACTTGAATTTACTTGTATTCCCTTTCCTATATCAACTGTATCTGTGTGTGTTTCATTTGGATTTTGAGACCAAGCTTGCTTTTCATATCCTATATTACCCATTACATCAGCAATTTCTATTGCATCATTTGTATCTGTTGTAAAAGCAACTACAATTCTATTATCGGTAACTTTTATTTGTTTTGTGTACTCTGCCCATTCATTGCCTGTATAACCTAATCTTTCAGCTACGCCGTTAATAGTTATTGTTGTATTGTCTAACTGATTTATATTTTTATATAAGAAAGAAATCGTATAAACATCATTTTTAACCATAGTATCTTGCGATGCTGTTCCTATTGATAATTTATACCCCATTCCACTAACTGTATTTTTTCTTGTATCTGTATCAATGTAGCCTTCAATATTATCGCCATTCCAAAAATCAGTTGCATAATAGAATATATTATTACCACTATTATTTTTCAGGTTTATATTTAATCCTTCCAGGCTTTCTCTAAATTCAGCTAATTGCTTGTCTGTTTCACCTTTATAGTCTGATATACTTCTTTTAGTTTCTTCAATACTAGATTCTAACAAGTTCATTCTTGACTTTGCGCCTGTTTGTTCTTCAATTACTTCCTGGATCTTGCCCTCTTGTTTATTAACAATTATTTCTGTATTAGTTACTCTTTTTTCTATTCCTGAAGCATATTGATATTTTGTTTCACTGTATTTTGGCTCTTCTGTATATGCTTTTTCTTTTATTCCTGAAGATATTTCCACTTCAATATTGAATAAAATTGCCTTATATTCGTTTTCGTGTAAGTCTTTAAGAGTAACAATATCTCCAAATTCATAATAACCAAAGCCAAATGATTTATAGTCAAATACATAATAATGTAAGCCGTTTATATGATTGTATATTTCCTCTATAAAATCAGATCTATTTCTATCCATTATTTGATTATTATCAATTCTTATAGAATACCTACCAGAAGCTGGAGCTGAACTTGGATAATAAATGTTATCTTCTTGAGGACTTCTTCCCAATACCATAGTGTTATAAGCACCAATTTTTTTACCTATTGATAATTTTTCTAAGTCATTTTCATCAATAGTTTCTTCTGTGTCTGTTGGATAAACTACATATAAGTCTTTATTCATAATTTTAATAAAGCCACCTGATACTTCAGCAATTTCATCTAAAATATCTCTATATGTATAATCCGTTAATTCTGCGTATTTATCTTCATCTATTACTTTATTAGCATTAGAAAATTCGGTTGTTTTTAAGTCCCAACCGAATTTATCACATATAGCTCTTAATAAATCTAATACAGTAACTGTTCCTGTAGAATAATCCAATGAAAGAGGATGTTCACTATATTTTATATGACTATCAATCATATGATCATATAAGTAAAGTTTTAATGAACCAGTATCAATTTTTTCTTCTTTATCATAAACAACAAACTCACCCCAGTCTATATATTCATAACTGTCGAACTCTGATGTTCTAACTCCTAATTGAATACTTATAGTGGATGCATTTTCTATATTTTCTCTTTTGGCGTGTGGAACTAAAAACTTAACTCTTGCACGATCCATATTTTTAACACTCATTTCATTAACATCATTAACAGTAAATTCTTTATCCTGGTCTTCAGCTAAATACTTTACTTGTGTTCTATCTATTTTTCTTACACTTGCCTCATGAACTTCCCTTACAGTCATTATTTTGCTTTTATCTATTGTTGTATAGTTTTCTATTTCAATTTCTACTTGTCTCATTATTGAAGCAAATAAATCACCTTTTACAGACAAAGTAAGTTTTTTGACATGAGTTTTATCTAATTTTGTTTGACCAAATCCAAGTAAGATATTTAGCTGTTTTCCATAAACTTTCATTTTATTTTTAAAAGTATTAGTTGTTTCTAACATGCCTATCTTCCCCCTCATTTGGTATTAGATTGACAGTAAAAGGCTTGTACCTCATAGAACTTTTTTTCTTTAAACTTTCTTTATATTCACCAGCATAAAAATCGGCTGTACAAGTACAGCCATATTTGTTATTATAATATTCAACTTCGATTGCAGCAGAATCTAAAATCAATTCTAATTCTCTCATTTCAGCTTCTGTTGTAGCACCTATATTTAATAATAGTTTTGGAAAATTTCCTATTAGTGTACCTTTCATACTTCCTGCCATATTTCTTCCAGAATCAGAACTCCACAACTTGTTTCTTTGTATATCATAATCAATTATTTTATTTATAGTTTTACCATTTAATTTTAATAATTCTCCACTAAAACTCATTACATATACCTCCCATTCGTTGCAAGTTCTAATCTGTGTTGCCTTTGTTGCCTTTTTCTTTCAATTAACTCACCATCTAAAATTACATTTACATTAATATCTTCATTATCACCTGAACTTCTACTTGGACTTAAAATATCAGCTATTTTTTGTGCCAAAGTATCCATCCATTCAGTATTTCTATCTAATGGAAGTACCGCTTCTTTTCCTGCCTCACCTATAATTGCTTGTGTAGGCTGATTAACAATACCACCTTTGGCTAATTGAGGTATTTGAGGAACACTAAATTCATGAACCCAAGTAAATGGCTTCACTCCTAAAATGTCAATATTATGTATTCCTCTTAATATTCCATTTATTGCATTGAAAGGAACTGCAATAACTTTGTTTATTCCATTGATTATTGCATTTACTACTGCTTTAAATCCATTTATAATACCTTCTTTAATACCATCAAATATTTTTCCGCCTGTACTAAATACATTTTTAACTGCTGTCCATGCTTGTGTAAATATATTTTTAAACCAGCTTGCAATACCACCAAATATTCCTGTAATAGCATTCCAAGCGCCCTGAGCACCTTCTTTTACCTTTTGTTTTATTGTATTCCATACATTTGTTATAGTCGTTACAATACCATTCCATATATTTGTTATTGTAGTTTTGATGCCATTAAATACATTAGTAATTGTATTCTTTATGCCATTTATTACATTTGAAATCATATCTCTTATACCATTCCATATATTTGTAATAAATGTTTTAATACCATTCCATATTGTTTCTATAAAAGTTTTTATAGCGTTTATAACATTTGTTAAAACAGTTCTAATTGCATTTATAGTATTAGTAATAGCTGTTTTAATTCCGTTCCATATACTTACGAAGAAATTCTTTATACCTTCTAAAGTGCTACGAAGAAATTCTACAATCGCATTCCATATATTAACTGCAACCGTTTGTATTCCTTCCCATACACCTGACAGGAAGTTTCCTATTGCTGTAAATACTGTAGTTACTACATTTGATATAACTTCTATTGCTGAAGAAATAATGTTACAAATTCCATCCCATATAGAACTTAAAAATGTAGTAATCGCATTCCATATATTTGTAAAGAAACTTTGTATTCCTTTCCATGCTTTTTCCCAATCACCTGTGAATACTCCTATAATGAAATCCATTAATCCACTCAATGCATCAAACACGTAACCTAAAGCTTCAATAATTCCACTTATTACAGGTTGCAATGTAGATAAGATCCATTCAACAACAGGAGTTAATACTTCCAATATAGTACCTATAACAGTTGTTACTGCCTCCAGCACTTTGCCTAATGCATCTAAGAATTTTGAAAATGTTTCATTTAATCCACCTTCCCAAAGTTCTCTAACCCATTGAGTAATTTTTTGTATCCATTCTCCAAGTGTTGCAAGTATTCCCATTATTCCATTTAAAAAGTTTTGTACACTTTGACTTGAAGTCCATTTTGCAATACATTCAACAACTCCTTGAATAATAGATAACAGGTCATTAAAAGCATTGGCTAAGGCTTGAACTAACCTATCACCATTATTATTTTTCTTCCATGCATTGGCCCAGGCGTTAGCAATATTTCCAATAATATCTAAAAGTCCTGCGAATATTTTCATTAATGTTTCTATTGTTGTTTGTATTGTTCCATTAGTCCATATTTTTGCAAAACTGCTTCCAATAGCAATACATAAATTTTTTACACCTTCAAAAGCATTTTTCATTGAATCTATAACAGTTTGACCCGTAGTTTCCCATGCTTTTTTAAATGGATCAAATAAAAATTCAAATATCTTTTTTATTTTTTCTGCTAATTCTTCATATTGTTTCATTAAAGCACTTAAATCAGTTGGAGAAACATCACCTGCACCAGCGCCACCACCGGAATTACTATTATCTTGTAATGTTGTTTTTTCATCCCAACTGGCCATAGAATTACTTGCTTTTTTCGCACTAGAAGCGGTGCTTGCTGTACTCTTTGCTGTATTTTTAGCAAAGATATTAATATTAGCAAATGCCTTTACAATTGCTCCTACTACAGCTAAAATCTTATAGAATATTTGTAAAACACTTTGAATTGCAGGTGCTAGTGCTGCTCCAATATTTGCTTTTAGGTTTGTAATATCTGCCTGTAATTGTTTTGCTTGCTGACTAGAACTATTTAACCATTCATTCATTGAACTTTTTAATAAACTATATATTCCTCTAAATCCTAGCAAAGCTATTCCAAATTTAGTTAATTTTCGTAATGCTCCACCTAGATTTTTTGCAATACCTAGATTTTCAACGGATGTCTTTTTAGAATTCTTTGCGGCCTCTTTCATTTTTGCTGCATATTCAGCTGCCTTTTTCTTTGATTCTTCTAATCTTGTATTTACTTGTGCTTGTTCTTTTTGTGCCTCTATTAAAGATGAATTTATTTGAGAATGTTTTCCTCTTGCCTCTCCTAATTTGTTTTTATACTCATCTACTTTTAATTTTAATTGTTCTTGTTTACTTATTAATTTTTGATACTCTGCATCCGCTTGTATTTGTCCATTAATAAACTCATCAAATCTTGCCTCTGGCATAAGTCTTGCAAAATCTTTATATGTTTCAAATATACGATCTCCAACAACATCCATTTGTGTTTGCACATCTGATAATTCTTGAGATGTTTGATTAAATTTTTCATTTAATTTTTCTACTTCATTTCCTGCACTTGCAACACCTTTTTCTAATTGTTTTACTTTTAAATCTACAGTTTTCTTTAATTCTTCTATTCCTTGCTCTGCACCACTTTTATCTATTTTTGTATTAATACGAATTGAACCATCTGCCAATACTCTCACCTCTTTTCTTTCCGGTAAGTCATCGGCTCATCATGGCTCTACTTGACTTGTTTATTATTTATTTTTATTTCGAATACTTTTTTGCAATTTTTCCCTTTACACTTAACAAAAATGCCACTGCATCTAGCATCTTTGCTAAATGTAATGGGCAT